AAGTTTTTGATACCAAAATAAGAAGGGACAAGAGTATATCTAACGCCTGCCTAAGAGGTAGACCTGTCCACGAAATAGATGAGAAAGCGAGAGCATCTCAAGATTTTATTAACCTAACACACGAATTCTTGGAGCGAATAGAAAATGGAAATGACAGAACTTGATAATTTTATATCAGTAGAAACAGAGATAATAGACGAATATCAAGATATAGGTCCCAATAATCCATTAAAGCAAATATTTAAAATAAAAGATTTAAAACCTAAAGAAATTCAAGATATCGAAATATTATTAAAAGAAAATTCTACTAAAATAAATAATTTTGAGTTTCAGAATGATTTTAGAAATATTAGTCGTATTACCACTGAAATTCGAGGCGTCAACCGTATGCATTCTATTTTTCTTGGAGGAAAGATAATAGAGGCTAGAAACATACTAGAAAAATATGGAGATAAAACTTTTAGCAAATGGTTAGAATTGACATTTGGTAATCGCCGAACACCGTACGATTATATTTATCAATACGAATTCTTTAGCGCTCTTTCTGAACAATATCAAGAGATCGCTCTTCAAATGCCTCGCTCTATTTTATCTATAGTATGCAAGAAAAAATTGCCATTTGAAGAGAAATTAGAACTTGTAGCTAACTATCGAGGCGAGAAGAAGCATGAATTAGTTAAATTAATTAAAGATAAATTTTCTAATAAAGAGATGGCTACAAGTATTCCTAAAGAATCTTCAAACAAAGAAAAGCAATCACTTTTGAAATCGTTAGAGATAGACGCTATTAAGTTAGGAGTATATGCAAGCTCTAGTCCGTTTACGGATTCTCAAAAGAAAAAGGTACAAGAAATTATTAATATTCTTCTTAATTCCATCTAAAAAAAGGGCCTGGCTCTGCTAGGCCTCTATTTCTTCATTTATTGCACGTTATTGTACGTTATTGCCATGTACTGTCACTTGTTGTAAAAATAAAAAAAATACTTGATAATCCCTTCAAAATGTGTAACCTATTTCTCGTAAAGTAAAAAAATTACTTTATTACTTTTAGAGGTACACATGACACATAAACATAGCCACAACATAAAAAACAGTGATCCGGATAAGGGGCCTCGCATGATGGAAGGTGCTCATCACTGGAATAAAGGTTATCAATCTGATAACGAAATGACTGGTGGAGCTTTCCCAGAAAAACATATGAGAGGTAATCGTTATCTTCATCTTCAAAACGAAATTAGTCGCGAAGATGCAACGAAAATCGAGAGATCCAAAAGGCATAAGATCAGCTAATGTCAATTTTAGTTCCTTATGAAACATCTGGCCAACAGTTAGGTGAGACTCGTCAGGCTATGGCAAAGACACTGATGCAGAAAGATCTCGAGAGCATCATTAATAAGTATAAAGACCGTAAAGGTAAATACTACGTCCTTTTCCATGCTAAACCGTGGCCTAATAATCCTAATGTTATCAAGATTAAACCCTTGGCAATGGATTTTAAGCCTCGAATGATGCTGTCTTGCATGTTATTTGGAGTAGACAATGAAACTGGAACGCTTACACTAGAGTGGGCTTTGCCCGGAGATTGGCCAACATGGGCAGTTGGAGGTAAAAATGAGCCTGTTCCAGAGACCATTGCATCCATAGAGCAATCTAAAATTAGATATTATTACGACGACTTTTTGCCTTCGTAAAAAAATTACTACAACCATCAAGTATTTTTTAGTGCCGCCGACTAACGGGCGTAAAATTGATTGGGCGTATAAGCACTGGTGCCAAGTGCATGAAAAATACGAGGAAATAATGACTGAAAATACTCAGGAAATACAGGAAGAAATTTCTGTAAATGAGCAATCACATGACACGCAAGAAGCTCAAGACGGGGCTCCGCAAGAGCCCGTTACGCGCGACGTAGATCGAAACTGGGAAAGAACTCACGAAGTCCTTCGTCTGCAAAAACAGATGATAGAAAATCTCCAAAGAGAGCGTGAAGAACTCTTAGCTCAGAAAAAACAAGCCGTCCAGGAAGAACCAGACGAGTTTGCGGACTTAGATCCAGAAGATGTTATCACAGTAAATAAAGCCAAAAAGCTAGCAGAAAGTATAGCAGCGAAAAAGGCACGAGAAGAAGCCGAGAGGATGTTCCAGCAATATGCTCAGCAACAAAATCTGGCTAGTGATGAACAGAGGATGAGGCAGTCTTATTCCGATTACGATTATGTGATTGAAAATTTTGCAATACCACTAATTAAAAGTGATCCAGCTTTAGCGTACAAAATTGAGAAATCTAAAAATCCAGCAGAGACAGCTTACAAATTAGGTAAATTATCGGATTCGTATGAGGAATATAGCATGAAACAGCCAACAAGTTCAAAAGCCGAAAAAGTATTAAAAAATACTTCTCGTCCTATGAGTTCTGCTGCAGCAAGTCCTCTTAAGAGCCAAGCGGATCAATTTTCTAAGATGTCTTCGAATGAAATTTGGCAGATGTCTCAGAAATACGCTAGAGGTGCGTAAGAGGTTAAATAATGACAATTACAACACCAAACACCTTGCCAGCGCCAGTGCAGCAATGGTTTGACAACGTGCTTTTGTCACGTCCAATGCCAAAGCTCATTCACAAGCAAATGGCTTTAAAAAAAGAGCTGCCTCCAAATTCTGGTCGTATCGCCCGTTACCGCAGATATACCAATTTGCAGACAGCTACAGTACCACTTCCAGATTCTGGACTAACTCCTCCGGGACAAGTTTTGAATGCTGTAGATGTAGACGCTCGTCTAGATTTCTATGGTACATACGTTACCATAACAGACCAGGTAATGTTTATCAATCAAGACCCCGTCTTGAATCAAACTGTATCTCTTTTAGCTCAGTCTATGAGGGAAACAGAAGATGAACTTATTAGAAATATGCTCGCGGCCACAGCATCAGTTATTAACTGTACGAATGGCTTCAATGGTGATAATCCAACCGAGATCACTCGTCCAGATATTGACGGAGTTGTTTTAGCTCTTCTTGGCAATGACGCCATGATGATATCTGATAATATTGAAGGATCTCTTAAATTTGGTACAGCTCCAGTAAGAGAAGCATTTTGGGGCATGATGAATACAGGTATACTGGATGATCTTGAAGCGGTTCAAGGTTTCATTAGCCAAGCTCAGTATCCATCTAACCAGAATATATTGAATGCTGAATGGGGATCGGTTGGAAACTGCCGTTTTCTATACTCTTCTAAGGGAAGTACCAGTGCTAACGCATCCTTAAATGGTAATACAGTTTACAACGTCTTCATCACTGGTGAAGAGGCCTATGCTATTGTAGAATTAACTACAGCAACTGCAAGCTTCATCTATACACCCCCTGGCGGTCCTACAGATCCTCTTCGTAGACTACAACTTGGTGCTTATAAGTTTGCTCAAGTTCCTAGAATCCTTAATGATGCGTGGGTTTTCAACCTTCGCTGTACACACTCATAGGAGGTAAAATATGGGAACTGCTCAAGGCGTAATGTCACAAGGCCAGGTAACAGCTACTGGATCTGTGTTCAATTTAAATTTAGGCTTTTTACCTTCTAAACTTGAAGTATTCAATTTTACTCAAGCCAACTCAACAGCTAACCCCGGCGTTGTGAAAAAAGCTTTTTGGAATTCCAATTTAGCTTCTGGATCCGCGTATGTTACGAAAAATACTAACAGTGCTGCTACAGATGAAAGCTCCATCATCACTACTGGTGGTTTTTCTCTATATAATGGTCAATCCAGTGTGCTTTATGGTCCTACAATTACAGGTACGACCATTACAAAGGCAAATCCGGCCGTTTGTACAGCAACAGCTCACGGTTTAACAACTGGTGATGTTGTCAGATTCACAAACAATACTGTTATGAAACAGCTTGGTGGACTTAATTTTGTTGTTACTGTAACAGGCGCGAATACATTTACTATTCCGCTCAATACTAATACAGCTAACTTCACAGCTGAGACAGGATTCACTATCCGTAAATTGCTTGTAGGTCCTCTTTACTATCCAGAAAGAAGAACAGTAACGGCAATTTCTCAAGCGGTTGGAGCAGTTGTAAGTACAGCTGCAAATCACGGATTTACTGTAGGTCAACAAGTTAGACTTCGCGTTCCTTCTCAGTTTGGAATGGTTGAAGCTAATAACTTACAGGGTGTAATTACAGCTGTAACAAGTACAACGCTAACAATTGGATCGATAGATTCGTCTGCTTTCACTGCATTTGCATGGCCAGCAGCAACTAGCGTTCCATTTACACCAGCGCAAGTAGTTCCTGTCGGTTCTGGTCCAACACCAGTAACAGTAGGATCTGTAACATACAATGCTGATTTATTAGATGACGCTATGACTAATCAAGGCTTCCAGGGAGTCATATTTGGCTCTTCTGTGTGCGGTGCGGCTAGCGATGTTCTTCAATGGACAGCTTGGAGATCTGATTTCGCATAGAAATAGGGGGAGCAATCCCCCTTTTTGAGGTACACATGACTTTTACGCCCACAGTTGTCTCAATTAGTAGCATAACTCAATCCAATCCAGCTGTTCTGTCTACAAATTCTGATCACAATCTTTATACAGGAAATGTAGTAAGGCTAAGAATTCCATTTTATTATGGAATGCAAGAGTTAAATAACAAACAGCTTAGTGTTACAATTTTATCGAGTACAACAATAAGTCTTCAATACAGTCAGTGTCCTTTTATTAATGTAGATAGTCGCTCATTTGGCGCATTTACCAATTTAGGAACCGGAACGCCTGCCCAATTAATACCAATGGGAGCAAGCGCAACTCCAGTAACACAACCTGGTCCATTAGTAACTAATGGAACATGTATTTCAAATATTGATGATGCCCTTATGAATATTGCGACAGTAAATCCACCATATTAGGAGATAAAATATGAAAATGATTAAACCGATAACAGAGAAGAAATCGCCCCTTGTTCATGGGCCAATTAATAAAACACCTATAAACACAGATTCTTTAGAAGCAATGACCCCTGAGAGTGATAAAATGGTCACAGGTATATTTGTAAATATTGAATCCCCAGGACAGACCGCTAAGATTTGTGGAAAATACTACAAAGGAATGCAGTATTTCAATCGAGTGTTCCAAGACAATGAACGAGTAACTATTCCCTTATCCGTTGCTAGATTTATTAATGAACGTTGTTTCCATGAGCAACACACATATCTGCTCGATGAAGCCGGTAATCCAATTAAGCATCCTAGGCCAATAGCAAGGTATAAATTCATTACAGAGAGCTACGTAGCATAATGACCGTCTGGAATTTGAGTCGTTTAAGGTATACAATTAGAAAAATAACCGGCAGATTCGATACTACACAGCTCCCTGATAGCAGTTCTGGAAATGTAAGTGTTAACAATCCCCCAGGTATTGACGATTATATTAACGATTTTCTATATGATCTTCCAGAACATCTTCGTAGTTTAAAACTTAAACAGTTTTATACTTTCACAACTATTCCGAATGTTGGCACGTATAATTTGCCTCCAAACTATTACAATGTAGAGCCTCCAATCTATATAGATAACTATCAATTTGCGTGGTATCAATCCCCAGATATTTTTTATCGAATTTGGCCAGAACTTAATTTTGTAGATCGCCAAATTGCAACAGCAAATGGAACTGCTGGTCCATATACATTTACTTTGACTCAAACGCCTATTCAGCAAGGGAATGTCGTGATAGGGATCTCTCCTAACCTTGATGGCAATCCCTCGCCCCAATTTGAAACATTTACAGATGTAGATACTCCAGCTTTATTGGATCAACCTACGCTATTAAAATTTACAAACCCAGGAACGTTAACCGGAAATTTAGGAGGAACAGGCACTGTTGACTATTTAACAGGCGTTGTAACCATTACATATGCTAACCCAGTTGCATCTGGTTCTATTATTAGCGCTCACTATCATCCATATGTAGCGAGTCGTCCTAGAGACATAATGTTTTATCAACAGCAGCTATTCTTACGACCCATCCCTAATGATGTTTATGCAGTTAAACTTCAGGCTTATATTCAGCCAACTGTAGCTATATCTAGTTTAACCCAAAACACTACTCCAGGAATAAATTCCACTACCAAAACGGAATTTGATGGAACACTTACTGATGTGCTTCTTTTTAATGAGTGGTGGCAAATGGTGGCATATGGATCGTCAATTAAGATATTTATTGAAGATGGCGATCATGACGAAGTAGAACGAAATATACCGTATTTTGAGCAGGCAAAACTACTAGCTCAGAGAAGATGTCTGAAACAACTTTCAAATCAAAGAATACAAACACCATATGCAGAAAATGTAAGTGGTCCAGCATGGCCAATTTTTCCAATATATTAAGAGAGCTAACGCATGACACAATATCAAGATATACCTCTTCCAGGAGATCAGCGTAATGTCTCACAAGCTGATATTCGAAATAATTTCAACTATTTGTGCACTCCTGTATCTGGAGGAGTTGGAACTAATGGCATACTGCCTGTCGATCATTTTGCCACATCGGATAATGGCGCAAATCCTACAGATGGTTTTCATAAACAAATAAGCTTTCTTGATAGATCCACTCCAACTAATCTGACAAATAGTATTAATAGTCAGGCATCTAGTTCAATTCTTTATACGTTAACCGATGGATCAGGAAATAGTCAGCTTCATTTCTATAACGGCACTGATTATACTTTAACTCCATCTAGAGTTATTTCCACTGGAACATTAGCAGTAACGTCAGTAGCACAAACAATAGCTACAGTTCCAGCTAACTGCGTTGGATTTTTAGTTATGCATGTAAATGGAACTACAACGCCTGGATCCCTTCATTCTCTTATCTCTTTCTTCTCAATTTCTGGATCGCTTTATGTAGGAGCTCACCCTTATAGCACAGCTAATTTAGCAGTTGGATTTTCAACAGCTATTTTTGCAACAGCTTCAGGGTTAAATATTCAAGTTCAAGCTCCTATTAATAATACTTATGCTTACAAACTAGTTTATTGGGCTACCTAATGTCGTATGAACCTACTCTGATAGCTCCTTATAACTCTGGCTTATCTCAATATTATAAACCATTTCTGATAGGAAATGATGCTTTTGTAACTTTGGATAATTGTTATTCTTCTAGAGGAGTTATTAGAAAAAGAGAAGGTAGTACAGTCTTAGGACGATTGACTAAATGGGTAACAGCAACAGCCATTACAAGTGCATCCCCTCCACAAGTGACAGCGGCTGCACATGGTCTTAGCACTGGAGATATGGTTTATTTAGAAAATGTAATTAATTCTTCAGTAAATACTATTACTCCTGGCTTGATCACTCTTATTACGACATCTGTTGCTCATGGATTTGTAACTGGCAATACTGTTTTGATAACTGGAATAACAGGATCTATAGGTGCTGCTCTTAATAATATTATATTGCATGTAACAGTTACTGGTGCTTCAAGCTTTACTGTAGCAGTTGATACAGCAGGCCTTACTTATATAGCTGGAGGAACTATTTATGTAGGCGCTTTAAATGATCAAGCTTTTGCAATTACATCAACAGGTGTTAATACTTTTACTCTTCAGAATTTAAATACAGGTCAAAATGTTCCTGCATCAGGTTCTGCTACTTCTGCAGACATTTATCTTCCTATTTTAGGAACTCGTACTTTTATTCAAACATCTACAGGTAATGAATTTTTAATAGCATTTCATCCTAAGAAAGCTTTTCTTTTTAATGCATCTATTCAAGCATTTGTAAATATAAGTTTTAATACTGCGGCCGCTCCTATCTCGTGGACTGGAACAAAAGA